AGGATGTCTGGAAGTTCATGATGTATCCTCCCGCAAGTACACCGTAGGCGCCTGATCCTTAAGGTGAACTGCTCGCCTAGAGAGTCTCTATACTTCCTTGCTGTGAATTGACGTGCAGAATGCAAAAAAGAGTGTGAACCGAAATTAGGCGTAAAAAGGCGAGATAATCAGGAATAGACCCGAGAAACCCAGCAATATCAACGTTATTTAGGCGTGAAAAAACTGGAAGACGTGCAAAGCCCGGTTGGGTTTTGCATTTTGCGTGTCAAGGGAAGAAGGCCGTTTTTTGGTCTGACAGCGGTGATTTTGGACTCGGTCGGGGTGAAGTTAGGCGGAGCGTTAAAGCGCGTTAAAACATATTAAAATAGTCATTTTAAGAAGTTTACAATAGTCTAAAAGCCCTGCAGTGGTGCGATTGTTCGCGCCCCGCGGGGCTTTTGACACTGAGGGCGCCAGCCAGAGGTGCCGGTGTTACAACAGTGAGTTTACTACCGCGGAACCGCGGAACTTTCCTTCGTTGTCGGCGAAGTTGATTTCGGCGACAACGAAGGGCATGTTGCCACGGGTGGAAACAAGGCCAAACGACACAAAAGTAACGAATGGAGCTCACCTCATAGTAGTCTTGTTGCCAATTATGGAGGCGAAGGGATGAAGGGCGGGCGTGGCGTGCCCAGTGAGGACATGACGCATTTTAACGCTGGCATTAAAAGAACCCGCGCTATGGTTTGCGGCGGATTTCTCTGCACACACCCATGATCGTGACCGGCAACCGCTGCACATCAGACTTAGAAAAAAAGTGTGGTTGATAGGCGGTGTTGATTGGCATCAGGATGATTCCATTCTCATTTACGAGGACTCGCTTAAAAGTAGCATCATGGCCGTTGATGATGATGACTGCGTCCTGTCCGTTTTCGGCTGTGTCCGTTCTCTCTACTATTATAACGTCATCATCTAAGTACTTAGGCATCATGCTATCGCCGCGCAGCTTCAAGGCAAAGAACTGCCGGTTCCCCTTAGTCCACTCAATGGGTATTTCTTCCCAGTCGAGCACATCTTCAATGGCTTCAAGTGCTATACCTGCTGGCACCCTCCCCAACACCGGAACACGAACAGCTCGTGAAGACGCCGGCTGAGGCGTAGCACCATCAAAAAACGCGGACAATGGCTGGGAGAGAGCCTCTGCAATACATCGCAAGGTCTCCACGCTTGGGTTATATCGACCTCCTTCGATGTCCCCGAGGTAAGACCGAGATATATTAGCCTTTCGGGCCAACTCATACTGTGTCAAGCCGTGTTGGTTGCGGATTTCCTTGACCTTCTTACCGATGCTCACAAAAGCCTCACCCCTTCCGAAAAGTCGGTATTTCCGACAATTCATTATAGCAAGACCTTGCAGCATTTATCTACAAGAAACCTATTGACGTAATGACGGAAATACAATACACTGAAGTTGGGCTGCGACGGAAATACCAGTAGCGCCGGAGGTGAGGATAGTGACAAAAACCATAGGTCAAACAATTGCTCAGGCGCGTGCGAATTGTGACTTGACTCAAAAGGAGTTGGCTGCCAAGGCCGAGCTGTCGCGGAGCTACATTTGCGACATCGAGAATGACCGTTATATGCCTTCTGTTCGGACACTATTGAGGTTGGCAAAAATACTACACGTTGACCTCAATTTTTTTGCCCTTGATGACGGAAATACAAGTGAGGCAGGTTAGCTATCCGCTAGGCGCAATGATAGCCCGGCACTAACCGGACATAAGCCGGGCGGCACGCGTGTCAGGCCATGCCAAGGAGTCGCAGCTGGTAGAATCGCCGAGCGCAAGGGAAAAGCCCCGGGGCTGGCCGGGGTGTGGGGGGGGAGAGGTGCGAGAGGCAGGAGCTTCTACTGAGGATAAGGGGAACACGAGAGGGGTTCGCCGACTTTACGGAGTTATGGCCTGTGCGTTACCGCACAGCGGGGCAGTTAACACCCCATTTCTAGTGACGTGATCCGGGAACGCACGTTGTACTGCAGTCGCGCCACTGGCAAGGTCAGCGAATCCGACCATTCTGCGCTGCTGTTCTGCTAAGGAGCTCGCCATGTGTGCTACCGCGAAGAAGCGCTGTCTGTGGGCTTGGCTCGGCGTTGTCTCTCGTGTTCCCCTTATCCTCAGTTGTTGCATGTGGTCACTCTACTTGGCAAATGGTCAGAGCAAATCGAAGAGAGCCCCGGGGCTGGCCGGGGTGTGGGGGGGAGGTGAGGACATGAAGAAGATGACGTACGAACAGGTCGTGGAGCAATATTTTCACAACGGGCTCTTTCTTGAAAATCTGCTGTTGGAAATGTTGGCGGAAGAGACCGATGTCGACAGAAGAATCCGGCTCATAGAAGCGCTAATAAAGCTTCCGGGACCGTAAGGCGGCCGGAGTGCAATCCGGCCACTCTACGGCAGGGGCTTAGTCCACTGTAATGGTGCCCTGAGAGAGCTTGAGTTTAGCACAAGACAGAGCGTCATACTCGCTAAACAAGGCTCGCACAGAATCTTTCTCGGCCATCGGGCTCTTTGAACTCAGGTAGACGGTGTAAAGCTGGCAGCAGAGTACATAGGTGAATAAGAATGTGTTCGGCCGTTCTGACGAATCAATGGAGCCCCCTCCATGAAAAGACTGGCGCTCGGACTTGAGAATCTGCATTGGGATGCCCTTAGCTTTAGCAGCAGCTACGAAGGCATGGAACTGCTCGATAGAACTAACCACGATCATGTTTCTCACCTCCTTGTTATTTGGCTAACCAGTGTGTTCGTTGCATATATGCCTACATCCTGCCGAGGAGGGAACAAATGTTTGGAGCAAGGCTAAAAAGACTTAGGGAGACGCAAGGGTTATCGATGGAACGGCTCGCGGAGCAATGCGGCCTCCATAAGTCGACCATTTACCGCATGGAGGCTGGAGTGATAGAGCCTTCACTGACTAGCCTGAAAGCTTTAGCCGCAGGGCTCGGAATGACAGTGGGGGCGCTAGTGGATGAGAGCACGGCAGAGGAGAGTCTTGCGGTCTTAAAGCTGTGTGCGAAGAGATATGGAGTGCCACTGGAAGTAGACACGGGGCACTAATTATCAAGGAGGATGAGGAGATGCTGGTTAGGAGCCAAGACGGGCAGGCGGTAGTTGAGACGTCGAGCGTGTGGATTCAGCCGAGTGCGGACAAAACGAGGCACTACATATTTGCGGCGACGGAGTTTGACCCGGGGGGAGTGTGCCTAGGGCAGTATGGTTCCGCAGGTGCGGCCATTGCAGTGCTCACCAGGGTGATGGCCAACGGCGAGAAGCGCCGGCCCACTGACCTTTACGCAGAAAAAGTGGATGCGGTGTCGGCCGAAGCGCTGCGCGACGCCGTTGAGAGGGTCACGATGCACAGGCTTGACCACTTAAAGACTAAGGTGGCAGACCAGTGATTAACCTTGGCGGTGTAGGGGTAATCTCGGCTGCGGGCGCGGGTTACTTGGTTTGGCGCAACTCGCTCGTCGCGGTGTACCAATTAAAGCGCCGGTACAGCGCAAGAAGGCCGTTCTACATTTAAGACAGCCGAAACGGGGACAAGCTCCCCGTCTGCCGGAGGTAACCTCCCGGTACTGATGAGGCAGGTGATGACATGGACGAGTTATTGACGGTTAAGCAGGTGGCGCAACTGATGAGGTGTAGCGAGCGGGCAGTGCAACTCGCGATCAGCGAGGGCAGACTCCTTTCGGAGCCTCACGAAGCTCCGCGCAATAACCGTGTTCAGTACATGATCCCTCTTAGAACCCTCCCTGCTGACCTGCAGCTACGCTACTTGGAGCAGCAGAAGCCCAAAGACTTGCCGGAGCCGGAGCCGGTCGCGCCACGAAAGCGGGCCAAGGCACCGGCGCAGGAGCCTGAGCGCAGGCGAGCCTTTGACGAGTTTAGCGCCGAGGAGCGCGAGCAGATAGCGCTCTGGACGCAGATAGTTAAGGGCTGGCAGGAGTACAGGGCGGGTTATGAGCGGCAGACAGACGCGGACAAGCTCTTTGTTGATGCGATGAAGAAGCAGTATCCGGACTTAGACATTAGCGTGAGCATCTTGTACCGCCGCTGGCAGGCGGTAAAGGCCGGGGACTTAGAGGGCTTGGTAGACCGGCGCGGCGGGTGGAACCGCGGACAAACCACAGTGCCAACGACCTTGTGGAATGCTTTTGTCGGCTTCTTTTTAGACGAGCGCTGCCTGCCTGTGACGCAGTGCTACCAGCTTACGCAGGAGTGGGCCAGAATCTTTGAGCCGGATGCGGTGGTGCCGCACGAGAAAGCATTTAGGCGGTTGGCGGGCAAGCTTGAGCAGGCTGTGGTGACGATGGGCCGCAAGGGCATGAAGACGTATGAGGAAAGATGCGCGCCATACATCACCAGGCTCTACGACGATCTTAACGCCAACGACTACTGGGTAGCGGACAACCACACGCTCGATATCATTTCGCAGCGCGATGACGGCAGCGAGGTGCAGCACCGCTTGAGCCTGACGGCTTTTATCGATGCGCGAAGCGGCGTGATGGTCGGCTGGAATTTGACAGACACCCCGTGCTCGCAGTCAACCTTGCTGGCACTAAGACACGCTATTAACCGCTTTGGCATACCGCGCCACATTTACGTAGATAACGGTTTAGAGTTCTTATGTCACGACATTGGCGGCAAAGGCCACCGGAGCCGCAAGAACAAAGACCTAATGAGCAGTCCCCCGCCTATCTTCACGCGGCTTGGCATCGAGATGACTAACGCCATCGTGCGTAACGCCAAGGCCAAGCCCATCGAGCGGACATTTGGCACCTTGAAAAACATAGTATCGCGCGTGTGTGAGACCTTTACCGGCGGCAACGTGCTAGAGAAGCCGGAGAGCCTTAAGGCCACACTTAAGCGAGGCGACGTGCCGCTAGACAGCAGCATACGCCGGTTTGTCGGAGACGCGATTGACGGCATCTACAACGTGGGGCTTTACGGCGGGCCGGTGAAGAGGGATAAGGGCAAGACGCGGATTGAGGTCTGGAACGAGAGCATACAGAACGTCGGCATGCGCACGGCCACGGAAGATGACTTGGCTCTAATGCTAATGCGCAGCAGCCGACTGCAGAAGGTAGGCCGGAGGGGCGTGTATATCACGGTGAGCGGCGAGAGGCTAGAGTACGACAGCGAAGAGCTGATCTGGATGCGCGGCAAGGACGTGTATGTGCGCTACGATCCGGCAAATCTGGCCAGTGTGCGGCTGTACGAGGCGGAGACGGACAAGTACTTGTGCAGTGTGCCGATGGCGCTTGAGACTACTTTGTTCTTCGCGTCGCCGGGTGAGGAAGTGGCTATTGCCCAAGAACAGATTAGGCGCGTGAAGAAGGCCGTGAAGGGCAAGCTCAAAGATTACATCTCGCAGCTGCCGACCGACCGCCAGATTGACATGTTCGACCTGCAGAAGAGGCGCGCGGAGCTCGGCAAGGTAGGTATGGTAATTCAGCCGCCCAAGGTAATTATCCCCGTGCGGGCTAACGAGGAGAAGGAGCGCCTACAGCAGGCTGTGGGCGATGCCACCGGGGTAGTTATAGATATGCAACGCATGAACCGCAACGCCGAAGAACGGAGGAAAAGAACCTAACGGAGGAGGAAGGCAAGTGGAGTACACGGCAGAACAAAGGTGGGCGCTAGAGCAGTTTGACGCTCTGGCCGCGCGGCTGGGCAGCCAGAACAAGGCCTGCCAGCAGGTGGGGATTAATGCCGCAATTATGTCGCCGCTAAAGAAAGGGACTTACGCCGGCGACAAGGACGCGCAGCTACAGAAGCTGCTCAGCTACTTTAAGGTTAAGGAAGAGGCAAGGAACGCACTCAAGTTCGTAGCGGCAGACTACGCGCCGACATCCATCTCTGAGCGCGTCTACGAGACGATCCGCAACTGCCAGCTGCAAGGAGGCCTAGCCATCGCCTGCGGGGACGCGGGGATTGGCAAGACCAAAGCGGCGCAGAAGTTCGTAGCGGATAACCCCGACGGAGCTATATACATATCTCTAAACCCCTGTTTAACGACATTAAAATCGCTGTTAAAACTGCTATGCCACCGGCTAAATGTCACCGAGCGGACGATTGACGAGATGTGGCTAGGGATTGCCGGGAAGCTGCGTGACGGCATGGTACTAATCTTTGACGAAGCGCAGCATTTGCCGATTCGCACGGTTGAGGCGCTGCGGGCGCTGAGTGACCACTTTGCGGAGCGCGGCCTGACGCTAGGCGTAGTTTTTGTAGGCAACAGCGAAACGGTTACGCGCTTTGGCGGCACCAAGAAGGCGGAGTTCGCGCAGATTGCCAACCGCACCCGGCAGCGCAAGCTCTACAGCACCAGCCACATTACGCGGGAGGACATTAAGCTACTGTTCCCGGTGCTGGCTGAGGAGCAGAAGGAAAAAGAGATCGACTTCCTTTTCGCGCTGGCTCGCAGCCCGCAGGCTATCCGGGGCGCAACAGCCCTCTTCGCCAACGCCTACGATAACGACAACTATACATACGAAGGTCTGGTAGCTATGGCTAAACATATGGAAATGAGGTTGGTAGGATGAACGCGCGCGTGCTTAGGGCGTACATGCAGGATTGCGAGCGCTACGGGTGGACGCCGAACGTGGCCGGACTTAAGGTCTACGCGTCAAGCAAGTACATGCGCCTGCGAAGGTGCTGGGCGCTAGAAGGTGAGCTGCAGTGAAGACTCTCACCTGCGAGTCTGCGGATGAGAGCGACGAGTTGCTGGCGGCCGCCGATCTGCTAGAGCTAACTTACACCGTGACCAAGCGCAAGGTTAGAGTAAGCCCGGTTTTAGGCCATGCGTTTGCGGCATGGCGGTGGGAAATAGTGCTGGCCGAGGTGGAGCAGGCCGAGGGCGCGGTGTCGCAGGCATGAAGAACGGCAAGCGTCCGACGCGCAACCAGAAGATGCTGATGCGAGAGTACGGCCTAAATCCACTTAACTGGCTGGTGGTAAAGAACTTGGGCGATGTACTGGAGATAGCGCACCGCGACACGGGGATCACCAGAACTATCGCCAAAGGGCCGAAGAGGGTCAACTATGCTTAACCAAGTAGTGCTGATTGGCCGCTTAACGCGAGACCCGGAACTGCGCTATACGCCGAACAAGGGCGCGCCGGTCACTACCTTCACCTTAGCAGTAAACCGAGATATGCCGTCAGCCGATGGGCAACCGGCAGCCGACTTCGTGGACATTGTGGTGTGGAACAAGCTAGCTCAGGTCTGTGCGGAGTATCTAAGCAAGGGCAAGCCGGTGGCCGTGGTAGGCAGGCTGCAGATACGCACGTATGATGCCAAGGACGGCAGCAAGCGCAAGGTGGCCGAAGTGGTGGCGGATAAGGTGAGGTTCCTGGGCGGCAGCAAGCCGGAAGGGACGCAAGTTCAATCGACCCAGCGGAGAATTGACGCTCAAGACTACCTAGACTACCTCAAGGGCGCGTCTTCGCCGGAGCCAGATGACGATGACATGCCTTTCTAACGGGGCGCAAGCCCCGCGTAATGCGGCCACTGCCGGTCACAAGCCCGGATTAAACGCAGAGTGAGGAAAATAGGGAGGTGCCATATGAGGACGAGAATACCTGATGCGCCGGCAATCCGGACTTGGGATGACGCCAATCAAGTCCTAATGGAGATTGCGGAAGCCGAAATTAGGCTGGCTAACATCGAGGGCGACATGAACATCCAGATTAACGAGCTAAAGGAGAGCGCCGAGCGCGTGTCTGCGCCGCTCAAAGCGAGGGTTGAGGCTCTGGGCAAGCAGCTCAAGGAGTTTGCGGAGCTCAACCGGCCGGATTTCGGCAAGGCCAAGAGTAAGCTGCTGACGTTTGGCGAGCTGGGCTTTCGGGCGTCAACGTCGGTGGTAATTAAGACGGCGCTAATGGAGAAGGTCGTAGCGAACCTGCGCAAGCTGGGCATGGAAGACTGCGTTAAGGTTACTGAGGTCGTGAACAAGGATGTCCTAAAGACCTACCCCGAAGAGAAGATTGTGCAAGCCGGGGCCAGCCTGAAGAAGACAGACACCTTCTGGTATGAGACTAACAAGCAGGAGCTACAGTAAGGTGAACGCAATTACCAAAGAGCAAATTAAGCGGCTGTACGCGCTCGGCAGTGGGCTTGGCTTAGTAGGCCGCGGGCGGGATGACCTGCTCCACGCGCTGGTGCTGGGCATGACCGGCAAGGAGTCAATTAGCTCTCTAATTGAGGACGAGTTTATGCAGGTGCAGCGAGAGCTGCTTAACCGCATGCGCCTAGCGAACCGGCAGCTGCCTGAGCCGAAGGCGCGCAAGCAACAGAGCCCATCGCCCGCGGGCATGATGACGCGCGAACAGCAAGCCTTAGCTTGGCGGTTAGTTTACCGCTTGCAGGAGCTTGACCCGAAGGACAGGCTGTCGTGTGCCGCGCCGGGCGAGCGCATGTGCGGAGCTGTAAAGAAGATTCTCGGTGTACACGCGGACGTCAAAGAGCCCTTTCGGTGGGTGAATTTTGCCCAAGGCCAGCAACTAATTGAGCAGCTAAAGCGGTATGTGCGCTCGGCTGAGCGAAGGGAGGCGAAGCAGAATGGAGCACGACCTGCTGGCCGCGCTCACATTGGATGACCTCGCGGGGCGAGACCGGGAGATGGCCGAAGCGTTGGGGATAGACGCGTTTAAGCTCCTCGTCCAGATGTACGGCGGCAGCGAGCCGTATATCCCGAAGGCCTCAAGCCTGGTCATCCCCATCCGCAACGAGCTGATCCGCCGCGAGTTTGACGGCACCAACCACGTGGAGCTAGCCCAAAAGTACGACTTGACGGAACGCTTCGTGCGGCATATCGTAGAGGAGAAAGCCAAAGAGATTAAGCGTCGGCCATCAGACGGGCAGTTGAATATATTCTCTGTCGAAGAAAAAAAGTGAAATCCTTCCTCTACCGCGCTGCAGAGATACCATAATAAGCTATGAGTAGCAACTCATAGCTTTTAGCTTTTGTTTGGAGGAAACTGCATGAACATTACGCTGGCTTGGCCTATAGCGTCCACCATCATCGGCATCGTAGTGGGAGTCATAAGCTACTTTCTCAAGCGCACTATGGAGTCCGTCGACAAGTGCGAGCTGGCAGTGCAGGGCAAGGCAGACCGCGTGGAGCTGGCTACGGTGCGCACCGATTTGCAAGGCCGCGTCGACGGGCTGACGCGCGACGTCGCTTCCATCCGCGAGAACTATTTAACGAAGGACGATTTCTTCCGCGAACAGGCCAAGACTGAGCGGAAGCTGGATATGATTTTAGACATACTTGTGAAAGGCGGCGGCCGTCATGGAGATTAACCGCGAGGAAATGCGCAAGCGCCTGAACACCGGAGCCTTTGTCGAGAACAACGGCGTGGTGCTTAGAACCATTAACATCCTCCGTCACAAGTACAACAAACTGACCACCATTAAGTACGCGCTGCCGTATCTTACGGAGGATCTATTCCTCGACTGCATTAACTTCCTGCAGGAAGAAAGCTACATACACCTGCGGCGAGTGGATACGCAGGCGGAAGTAGAGCTAGCGGACTGCGCCCACTACACCGAGCTTGAGGCCAAGCTCACCGGCAAAGGGATAAGGCTCTTGGCGCAGGAGATTAAAGACCCGCTCATTAAGGTGTAGTATGGCGAACCGCAAGCGCAGCAAAGTAGACCAGCTCCCGCCGCACATTAAAGAGGTGGTCGAGCAGATGATGACCACTCCGGCAGAGTACACCTACGCGGATATCGCCAACTACATCAAATCCCAAGGCTTTGACATCTCCGTCACATCGGTCTGGCGGCATGCGAGTAGCCTACACGCCTCACTTGAGACGCTGCGGGCCGCGCAGGAGAACTTTAGGGTCATCATGGACGAAATAGCTAAGTATCCGCAGCTCGATACTACCGAAGGCATAATCCGCCTGCTGAGCTACCAAGTGCTTAACGCGCTACATTCGCGCCCTGCTGAGCAGCTAGACCAGATGGAGGTTGGCGAGCTTATAAGGCAGGCCACCGGGCTGATCCGAGCCGCGGCGTACAAGAGCAACATCGATGTGAAGAATCGTGAGCTGATGGACGCTGGTCTAGAGTCGGTCAAGGTGCTAGTCTTTGAGGCCATGGCCAAGGAGCGCCCCGACCTCTACAGCCAAGTGACGAAGTTCCTCGCGGACAAGCAGCAAGAGGGCGTAAAGTAATGTACGTAGTGCAGTGTCTAACGGGCCGCGAAGCGGAGCTGCAAGGCGAGCTAGTTAATGCCGGCATTACCGGCCGAGTGCCTACAGCTGTGCGCCTAGAGCGCTGCGGAGGTAGATGGCTGGATCGACTGCGTACCCTGATACCGGGCTATGTGTTTGTGGATGCCCCCATGACCGACAAGCTGTACTACACTGTGAAGGACATGACCGGCGTGATCCGCTGGCTAAACCCGGGCAAGCCGGTGCAGCTGGCAGACCACGAAGCCGAGTTTGTGCGCCAGCTGACCGCGCATAACCTGCCGCTGCTGCCGCTAGAGCTTAAAGCGCAGCCGTACCTTACAGTACTGTCAGGCCCGCTGGCGGGGTGTGAGCATAGAATTGTGTCGGTAGACCGCCACCAACGCCGCGCTGTTGTACGTGTACGAGTGATGGGCAAGGAGCATAGGCTAACGCTCTCCGCCCACTTCAAAGATATTCCCTCCTAAAGCCAAGCATGGTTTCCCTCCTCTCCTCCTCCTTCCTCCAAAGCGGCTCAAACGGACGGGGTTGATTCGTCCCCCGTCCGGGCAGGCCGTGACAGATGGCAGACCGCTCTCCCGCTCCCGGCAGGGAACTGGAGGGGCGCAGCATGCCATGAGCAGGGAGACCGTTCAAATCGCGATTAAAGCCATTAAGGAGGCATTAAAATTTTGTTTGTGACTCTTTACTAGGGCAAGGGCCATGACTGTGGTATAGGGCAAATTTAAGCGTTTGGCAGAAAGGGTGTCGGCTGAGTTATGAGCATGAGTAAAGCCAAAAGGCGCGGCATCCAGATATTAAATGAGGCCTTAACTGCGGCCGCCGGGCGCCATGAGGAGAGGCAAGTGGCGGCAGGAGCTCTGCTGCAGGCACTCACCGAGAAACATTTGCAGCTGGACGGTAGCCCATGGCGAGCAGAGCTGCTGGCAGAGTACCAAGCTGGGGCCGCGCTCACCGGCCCAAGTGGCATCAGGCGCAGGCTGGCGGCCTTTGACCTAGGATTCTTTGGCCGGGCGTACCTCCCCCACTACTTTAGTCGCCCTTCGCCAACGTTTCACGCCGACTTAGATCGGCTGTGGTTTAGCGGCGTTATGAAGAGCCTTAACCCAGAGAAAGACAAAGCGACGATCAGCCGCGCTAAAGGGTGCAAGCGGGTAAACGCTGCGCCCCGCGGACACGCCAAGAGCACGAACCTGACTTTTAAGGACTCGCTGCACGCTACGCTCTATGAGTACAAGCACTACATCATCCTTATGTCGGACACGTATGGACAGGCAGCCGGCTTCTTGAGCGCCATTGCCGAGGAGCTAGAGGATAACGAGGCTATACGCGAGGACTTCGGGAGCCTGCGCGGTGCGGTATGGCGCGAAGACGTCATACTGACGAAGACGGGCATCAAGGTGCAGGCGCTCGGTGCCGGGCAGAAGGTGCGCGGCCTCAAGCATAAAAACTGGCGGCCTGATCTCTTTGTCCTCGATGACCTGGAGAATGACGAGAACGTGCGCACGCCGGAACAGCGCAAGAAGCTCTACGACTGGTTTATGAAGGCTGTGAGCAAGGCGGGCGACAGCTACACCGACTTTATCTACATCGGCACGATGCTGCATTATGACGGGCTGCTAGCTAAGGTGCTTAAGAACCCCGGCTACCAAGGGGTGAAGTATAAAGCTGTGCTTAGCTTCTCCGCTTCGCCGCTCTGGAGCGAGTGGGAGCGTATTTACACAGACCTTGCGAACGAGCAGCGCGAAGCAGAGGCGTTAGCGTTCTTTGATGCTAACAGGGAGGCTATGCTAGCCGGCACAGTAGTGCTATGGGAAGAAAAGAACTCTTACTACGATCTAATGCGGGAGCGTGTGGACGGCGGCGAGGCGTCCTTTAACTCTGAACTCCAGAACGAACCTATTAACCCTGATGACTGCCTGTTCCAAGAAGAGTGGTTCGACTACTATAACCCGCATGAGGTGGACTTTAGCTCGCCTAGCATGCAGTTTTATGGTTTCGTCGACCCGTCTTTGGGCAAGAACAAGCGATCTGACTTTAGCGCCATCATCACCTTGGCGCTAGATAGTAGCACGGGTTATATGTACGTGGAAGAGGCCGACATCGAGCGCCGCCACCCCGATGCGATTATCGCCGACATACTGGCCAAGGCCGAGCGATTGCGGCGCAGCTACGGCAAGCGCTACACGAAGTTTGGCGTGGAGACGGTGCAGTTTCAGTGGTTCCTAAAAGAGCAGCTGGCGAAGACCTCAGCTCGCCTTGGCGTCTACTTGCCGATCGCCGAGGTGCCGCAGAGCACGGATAAGGTGCTGCGCATTCAGACGCTGCAGCCGGACGTGAAGAACCGCTACCTGAAGTTTAACGCGCAGCATAAGCGGCTGCTGGAGCAACTAAAGTTCTTCCCGATGGCGGATTACGACGATGGCCCAGACGCACTGGAGGGCTGCCGTACTCTAGCCCAAGGCGGCAACCGCCGCAGGCTCATTATTAAAGAACGCAGGGGGCTGGGGATATGATTGTGCTGCCGGCTAATACGCCCGTTAACGCGCGCCTTATCGACTACTGTATGCAAGCCTTTGGGGAGCAGCAGCGGCGCATGGCCAAGCTGCGGGATTACTACCAGAACAAAGGGGCTATACGGCAGCGCGTGATGCCAGACGATACACTGCCAAATAACAGGCTGGCGCATGCATTTGCGCGTTACATCAGCAATGTGGCCACGGCCTACTTTATGGGCAAGGGGCTTAGGTACGAGACGGCAGATAAAACCTATAAGGCGCGCTTAGATGAGCTGCTTGACGGCTCAGACACTAGGAACTTTGAGGCCGCTAAGGAGATGAGCATTGGCGGCATCGCTTATGAGCTGATGTACATCGATAAAGCTGGCGCGATGAAGTTCCACATGCTTAGAGCCGACCAAGCCATTCCTGTCTATGCCGATGAGGTGGGCAGGTTCCTGTCGCTGGCGATACGGGTCTGGGAACAGGCCAGCATTGACGCGGCAGCTGTCAAGTGCGCGGATGTGTATACGCCGACGGAGATAGTGTCGTTTAGATGCAGTCAGACCGGCGGCTGGGTGGAAGTTGGCCGCCGCGCTCACTTAATGTCTGACGTGCCGCTTATTGTGCGCCGCAATAACGGCGATTGTAAGGGCGACTTTGAGGATGTAATAAGCCTGATTGATGCCTATGATCGCGCGCAAAGCGACACCATGAACGACTTAGACTACTTCACCGATGCCTATCTAGCGGTTTACGGCATCGAGGAGATAGTAGAGGAGCCCACCAGCGAGGTGGGCATAGCGCGGCAGCAAAAGGTCAAGGCGGGGCTAAGGCAGCGCCGCACGCTCTTTTTGCCGGAGGGTGGCGAGGTTAAGTTCATCACCAAGGACATTAACGATGCCGCTACCGAGAACTTCAAAGACAGGCTGTACAGGGACATCTTCTTTCTCGCACAAGTGCCCAACCTGACGGACGAGCAGTTTGCTGGCAATCTGTCGGGTGTGGCGCTAAAGTACAAGCTCTTTGGCATCGAAGAGCTGAGCGCCGAAAAGGAAAAGTACTGGAAGTCTGCCGAGCGCAAAAAGCTTAAGCTTTTGACGGAGCACATTAACACGCGCTACGGCACGCAGTACGACTACAAGACCGTAAGCCTTAGCTTTGACCGCAGCCAAATTGCCAACCGCCTAGAACTGGCACAGATTATGGCTAGCTTGCGCGGGATTCTCTCGCATCAATCCATCATCGCCATGTGGCCGGATGTGCTAGACGCCGCCGAGGAACTGGCCACGCTGCAGGCCGAGCGCGCGCGAGAAGAAAGCGCGACAGACAACCTGCTGATGGGCAGAGTGTTCTAGCATGAGGGGCGCTGCTTACTGGCGGGAGCGCGGCGCGCAGAATGAGCGCAAGGCAGACCGCTTTGCCACCCGTCAAGCGGAGCTGGTGACGCGCTGGTTTGGCGACGCTGCTGGCGCGATGGCGAGCCGGATCCAGCATTTTCACGACCGGTACGCCACGAAGCACGGGTTAAACATAGCTGAAGCAAAGCAGGCTCTTGCTGACCCCGTTGCCCTGCAGGCGACTTTGCGAGATTACGAGAGACTTGTGCAGGCACTAGAGTTTGACCCTACAGCTGGCGAGGCGCTAGATAAGCTCTACTACGGCAGGGCGATTAGCCGCCTAGAACACCTGCAGGCGCAGCTCGACCTTATTACATCGAGCTTATACGCGAGATATGAGCAGTTCACTGCCGAGTCGCTAACGACGATGTTTGAAGCAGCCTATTACAAGAGCATCTTTGACCACCAGCAGTTTAGGGGCGTGGGACGGCCCTTTGAGCGCCTGAACACTAACGCTATTGCGGCAGCCGCGCACACGGAATGGAGCGGCAAGCACTACTCGGAGCGCATTTGGACGCAGCGCGATATGCTGGCCGAGCGGCTAGACCGCATTATCACCAGTGGCGTGATTGCCGGCAGGTCGGGCAAAGAGATGGCGCAGGCGCTGCGGCAAGAGATGGACACCAGTGCTTTTAACGCACGCAGGCTTATTCGGACGGAAACCAACTACGTCTTTAATCAAGGGAACCTGCGGGGATACGAACAAAACGGCACCCGGCAGTACGAGTTCTTGGCAGTGCTAGACCTGCGCACGTCGGAGGTGTGTCGCGGCCTAGACGGCAAGGTGTTTGATGTAGGTAATGCGCGGACAAGCGTAAACCTGCCTCCTCTGCACCCGTTTTGCCGGTCGACCACCGTGCCTTATGTGCCAGACGAAGACTTTGACAAGGACGCCACGCGTGTAGCTCGCAGGCACACCGGCGAGAGCTATACCGTGCCGGCAAGCATGACCTATAGGGAGTGGCATGCGCAGCATGTGGCCGGTGCGCCCGAGGCAATAGCGCATGAGGCTGCCTTAAGGAACATAGGCCGCGACTTACAGCAGTACGCCAGATACCAAGCCATGTTTGGTGCGGAGCGCTTCCCGACACTTGAGCATTTTCAGCGCGAGAAGTATAATAGGGGCGAGATTCACTGGCAGCAGCTCAAGTGGGATTACGGCTTTGCAGCTAAGCACATGGCAAAATCGCCGAGTGAACTGCTGACAAATCATGAGCATGCTACTGGCATAGGTGTGAAGCTCGCGACGTATTCCTTGAGCCCTGAGCATCACTCTGGCCGGCACAAAGCTAGAATACTTAAGGGCGCTCTGGGTTTTGACCTCTCAAACGCAGACGCCTTGGATGTAGCCATTCGGCAAGGCCTCGCGCGCTGGAAGGCAGTTGACGCAGGGAATAGAGGTTATGGCACGAAGTTTGAGGTGCATATGCTTATAACGGGGCCTAACGGAAACACGCAACCACTGCTAACGGGATGGCTGTACGATGAAAGCCCTACTATACCAAGGATGGTGACGGCGTATGTCAACGGCAAGAACAAACGGCCTAGAAGTCAATGACCTTGATGTCGTTGTGCTGCGCGATGGGCGAGAGGGCACCGTGGTGCATGTGTATCATCCGCGCCCTGATAAAGAGCAGGCATATGAGATTGAGCTGCCCATGGATGGGGGTTTGGTGACGGTTCTGCATTCAGAGATTGCCGAAGTCATCTATCGGTTTGTGCCGAAGTAATAGTCCATAAATAGCCCATTAATACACTATAAATCAGCTTCCTCTTGCGAGGGGGCTTTTTTATATGCCAACAACATAAACAAGGAGGCATCCGGCCATGGAAGAGAATAAGCCCGTAGAACAAGCGCCCAATCAGGATGCAGTCGCAAAAGGTGCAGACGTGCAACCGCCTGCCACGACAGAGAAGACCTACACTGCCCAAGAACTAGCTGCCGCGAAGAAGGAGTGGGAAAAGGAGAGCAAGGCCCTCGCCGCGCAAGAAGCGAAGCAGGCAGCCGAACTCGCCAAGCTCTCTGATTTAGAGCGCGAGAAGACGCTCCGCGAAGCAGCCGAGACCAAGCTCAAGGAGGCGGCCGACAAGCTGCGGGCCAACGAGCTAAAGGAGATTACCGTCACGAAGCTGAACGAAGCGAAGCTTCCACCGGCTGCAGCAGAATTCGTGCAGGGTGACAGTGAAGCCGTTATCGCGGCGAAGGTTACGGCTTTTGCTAAGCTGCTCGAAACTTGTGTTCAGGCCGGCGTCGATGCGCGCTTTAAGCAGCACGGCTATGAGGTCTCGGGGTCTACCATTGCGCCCGCAAAAGCAAGCGGCTCTCTGGCGGACGCTATCGCCGCTGAGCTAGCGAAACAGTAGGAGGGATTATAGTGCCTATTACATTAGCACAAGCGCAGCAGCTTGCGCAGGACAAGCTCTCGCAGCAAGTCATTAACGAGTTCCGCAAAGATGCGCTACTAGACCTGATGGTGTTTGATGACTGTGTCTCCACGGGCGGAGGCTCCACTCTAGCCTACGTGTACAATCGCGTAACTACGATGGCCACCGCGACCCGCCGCGCGATCAACGCGGAGTACACTCCCCAAGAGGCCGCCACTACGCAGATTACCACCAATCTTAAGGTGTTCGGCGGTGCCTTTGAACTTGACCGTGTGGTGCAAAACGAGATGAGCGGGGTTACTAACCAGCTGGCGTTTCAGCTGGCGCAGAAAATCGAGGCCACGCGGGCCTTGTTTAGCGACGATTTTATTAACGGCGACTCTGCCGTAAACGCGCTGGCGTTTGACGGCATTAACAAGGCCGTCACCGGCAGCAGCACGGAAACAGTGCCGGGTGCAGCCATCGACCTGTCGAACTCTGCGGCCATTACGGCCAATGCGAACGCGCTGATGGACTTGCTCGACCAAATGCTCGCGGCCATGAACGGCACCCCGGATGCTCTGCTCATGAACCGCCGCCTCAAGGCAGTGATGAACGGCATCGCCCGCCGCTCGGGGTTCTTCTCGACTAACGACGTAGACGCCTTTGGTCGACCGGTGACGAAGTACGCAGGCATCCCGCTTATCGAGCTGGGGGACAAGCCGGGCACGGCTAACCCCATAATTGAGACTGCTGCTGTTACAGGAGAAACGTCGATTTACGCTGTGCGCATTGGGCTCGATGCCACGCACGCCGTAACGCCGCGCGGCAGCAAGATTGTATCGCAGTACTTGCCCGACTTTAAGTCTCCGGGCGCAGTGAAGCGCGGCGAGGTAGAGATGGTGGCTGCCATGGCCGTTAAGGCTACGCGCGGCATCGCTGCTCTGAGAAGGGTTAAGGTGTCCTAATGGCTAGGATCGAAGCGCCCAATGGGCAATACACCGGTGTTAGCGCAGGCGTCATGTTTGTAAACGGCGTGGGGCACACGGATGACCCGTATTTGATTCGGTGGTTCGAGGAGCATGGATATGCCGTGAAGGAAGCGCCCGAGTCAAAGTCCAACAAGAAGAAAGGCAAAGGCGACGAGCAGCCAGAGTAAGGAGGTGCGCGCATGGACGAGACTTTGACTGCAGACGTGACTGCGAAAGTGCAGGCCCTGCTGCCCGAAGTGCCAAGTGCTACAGTGACAAGCTATGTGGCGCGGGCGCGGGAATACTTCTGTGCGCGCACCAAGCGTCGCGCCGTACCAGAGCAAGCGCTGTGGCTCTGGGTGGACTTGAGCGTGGCGCTCTATCGCTTGCAGGCTGACGCAGCTGCCGGCAGGCCGATCGAGTCTATTAAGCGTGGGGATACGGCCATTCAGTATGGGTCAAGTAATGAGGTGGCCGGGCTGAGCCACTTCAACGACCGGCTGCGAGCGTACGCTGTGGCGGTGGGGCGTTGATGGACGCGCGGATTAGGCAGGCACTAGAGGCTACCTACGGGGACAGGTGCACTGTGTACCGGCGCACGAGCGCGAAGGGGCCAGATAAGGTTACGCGGCAGACCGAGGCAGCTGTGGCTACAAACGTGGCCTGCGCCCTGTCGCAGCGCCGCAACCGCGATTTAAGCTTGGGGAATGAGAGTGCAAGCGTGTACAACAGCTACACTCTCTTTTGCTCCCCGGATGTGGGCGTGACTGCCGGGGACAAGGTGGTGGTCGCCTCGGCCACAGGCCAGACATTCACTCTGTGGGCGGGTCGACCCTTTATCTATGTCAGCCATGCGGAGGTGCCGCTGTATGAGGAGGAGCGAGCATGAGTGTGAGCTTTGACTCTAAGCAGCTAAAGCAACTCCGCGCAGGCCTGGCCGGGGCGTGCGAGACCATTAAAAATGATAAGCGGGCCATCATTAACCGCACGGCCGACCGGCACCTAGCGCGGTGCAAAAAGGATACGCCAGCCGGAGACAGCCCGGATTCCCCTACTCTTAGGCTCCAGTGGGAGCGCAGCGGGGTGCAAACAATCGGCAACGATTCCTTCGCCGAGGTGTTTAACCCCACGGAGTACGCTAGCTTCGTCGAATACGGCCACCGGCAGCAGCCGGGCCGCTTGGTCTTTATTGAGCTAACGCGGGGAGCGCGAAAATACGGCCAACAGGCGAAGGAAATTAAGTCTGGCCGACACCAAGGCAAATGGGGTATATTTATTCGGTTGAAACGGCCTTTTGTCAAGGGCCGTTTTATGATGACAGACAGCGAGGCCAAGGCCAAGGCAGAGCTGGCGGCGGCGGCACTGCGACTACATAAGCGGCTGCGGGAGGCGATGCGTTAATGCGGATACTAAATGGCATCCTAGCTGCCGTGGCCGCTGCCCTGGATAGATTGCACCCAGACATTCCGGTGTATGTGGACTTTGTGCCGCAGCGGCTGCCGGAGAGGTGCTTCTTGCTTGGGTTCGCCGGCTCGCCGGAAGTAAAGCATGACCTTGGCCGCAGGTATCTCGTCACTGGGCAGCTCGATATAGCCTACTACTCCCCGCGTCGGGAAGCCGGCTTGGCGGAGGACTTAAACAGCATTTTCGATTCTTTATCGGCCGAGCTGCAGAGCATAGCCGGAGCTAACTTCCGGCTGCGGCTGCCCTCGCATCGGCGTGAAGTTGTGGACGGGGTGCTGCACGACATTGCACCTTTTGAGGTGTATTTACTGAAAACCGACGCCACTCCGCTGATGCGGCGGATAGCGGCAAGAGGAGGTTTGAAATGAGCGAAGAGAAATACTCCGGGCGTGAACTGATTAGAGCCGCGACCGGGCAAGAGCAGGATATCCTAAGGGTTATCCTCGACCCCGACCAGCTCTATTCACTAGGGGACGTCGATAGGCTGCGCAGTCAGTACCTGCGCAAGAAAGTGGTGAGATAATTGCCAAGAGGTACGTGGGTAACGCAGAACAAGGTGCTGCCGGGTCTTTATATCAATGTGGTGGGGCAAGGCCCCACGCCTCCGCCCAGTGGGTCGCGAGGCATTGTCGGCCTGCCGATCGCGCTGCCGTGGCTAGCCGATCATGAGATTATTGAGGTGTGGCCGCGCGACGTGGCCGCGCTGGTGACGCGGCTAGGGGTGGCGGCGCTAGCCATCCAAGAGGCGGCCAAGAACGCCTCGAAGCTGCTCATTTACAGGCTTAATACCGGCACAAAGGCAGCCGGTACGCTAGGCAACCTTACGGCCACCGCCAAGTATGGTGGCACATACGGGAACAAGCTGACAGTCTCCATCGAGAATGTGGTGGGCGAGCCCGGCGCATTTCATGTGATTACATGGGCGGAAGGGCGAGAAGTTAACAGGCAAAAAGTGACGGATGCGAGCGGGCTTGTTGCCAACGAGTGGGTTGTCTTTTCGCACACCGTAGCGACGTTGGCGACTAATGCCGGCCGCGCACTGACGGGCGGAACAGACGGCAGCGTAACGACGCAGGACTACGCCGATGCACTCACTGCCCTAGAAACGGCCAACTTCACCGCGGCAGCCTGCCTGAGCGACGACGCGAGTATTAAGGCGTTGTTTATTGCCTTTGCGCGCCGCCTGCGCGGCGAAGGCCGCTACGTTCAGGTGGTGGTGCCAGACACGGCGAATGCGGATTACGAAGGGGTTATCAGCGTAAAGAACGGCGTGGTGCTAGACGGTGGCGTTGCTGTGAGCAAGGTTGTGGCAGCGGCCTATATTGCCGGGGCGACCGCAGGGTGCCCGCTTACAGCGAGCTTGACTAGCAGCCCTTATTTGGGCGCGGTGGATGTCGATGCGCGCTTTACCGTGCAGCAGCAGGAGGACATGGCCCGTCAAGGACACCTAGTGTTTGTGCCGTCCTTTGATGGCGAGAACAAGGTTGTTATCCAAAAGGATATTAACAGCTTGACCACATTTACATTGGAGCGACCGTATTCCTTCTCGAAGAACAAGATTATCCGCACGGTGGATGATGTGGCGGCGTATATAGTGGCCATAGGACATGCGCGGTTCGTCGGCAAAGTGCCTAACAACCAGAACGGGCGCGATATGTTTAAGGCCGCTATTTTGGAGTACCTGCAGTCGCTAGGCGATAACGTGCTGCGCGACGTGGTGCCGGAGGACATCATGGTGAGCCCCGGTACGCTTATCGACAGCTCAGAAGTCACATACGCGCTGCGGCCGGTCGATACTATGGACGTCATTTACAACACCATTGTGGTGAGCGGTTAGGAGGTTAGGCCATGGTCAGTTTTAGCAGTCAAGACGCGATTTCTTCCAGGGAGGCCAAGGCGTTTATCACCATCGATGGCCAGAATCACGAGCTGTTTTACGCCAAGAGCCTTGAGGCGACGCTGACGAAGAATAAGACCGAGATACGGGCGATGGGCAGGCGTATGGTAGGCCACAAGGCGACATCGGTGCAGGGCTCGGGTGTGCTGACCATCTATAAGGTGACAAGCTTGTTCGACCGGCTCTTTTTGGACTATGTACAAAAAGGGCGCGATGTGTATTTTAGTTTGCACGTCACTAACGAAGACCCGGACAGCCCTTACGGTCGCGAAAGCAAGGTGCTTACGCACTGCAACTTCGACGAGATTGACATTGCGGCCTTTGATACGGAGGACAGCGTGCTAGAGCAGGAGCTATCCTTTACGTTTGAGGGCGTGGAGTTACTTGAGTCGTTGAGGAGTGTGTAGTATGTCGCTAAAAGGGTTTTTGCGCGAAAACAGTCAGCAAGTCGAGCCGCGCAAGCTCGTCATTAGCAAGCGCTTCCGCGATGAAGCCGGGGCGCCCATCGAGTGGGTGCTTAGGCCGATTTCTGAGGCGGAGAATGCCAAGCTGCGCGACTCGTGTACCAAAATGGTCATCACCAGCAAACGGCGGCAAAGCGATGTCAATGGCAGCCTGTATATGCAGCGGCTTTGCGCTGCGTCGGTCACATATCCGGACTTAAAGAGTGCGGAGCTGCAGGCAAGCTACGGTGTCGTAGGCGACACGGACTTGCTGGCAGCCATGCTGCTGCCCGGCGAGTTTGGCGACCTTATAAAGGCCGTGCAGGAGCTGAATGGCTTTGAGCCGGAAGCGCTAGAGGAGTATCGCGACGAAGTAAAAAACTTCTAAGGGAAAACGATGGTGAAACGGTCTATGCCTACTACCTGTTCACCCGCCACCATCTTTTCCCCAGTGAGTGGATGAGCCTGCCGCTGCGGGAGCAGGCAGTGTTATTAGCCTTTGTAGACGAGGCCCGCCGGCAAGAAAAATTGGAAGCGGCGAGACTGAAGCGAACTAAGAGGAGGTGAGGCTATGTCCACCGTATCGTCGACGCTAAGATTGACGGACAAATTTACGCAGCCGATTGAGCGCAGTATTGCAGCCATTGACCGCATGATTGGCGCGATGGATATGATGACCGCCAACGGCAGCGCCCCCGAACTAGGGCAAGCATTTGATGCGGCGCGCGCCGAAATCCACCTAGCCTCCAATGCGCTCGATGATTTTCGCCGGACACTAGACGACACCGACAATAGCCAAGCCCCCCGGAACCTGACCAGCGGGTTCGGGGGGCTATCGCGTGCCGTGATCGTTGTTAACCAAGGCCTGCAGCTCATGCAGCAGGCATGGTCAGGCATCGAGCGCGTGATGACGAGGGCGGACTCGCGCATATCGGCCGATGCGCGGCTGGCACTGATTAACGACGGCTTGCGCACGCGGGAGCAGCTTGAGTCGCAGGTGTTGGCGGTGGCCAATAGGAGCAGGGCATCGTATGAGGCCACGGCCGAGCTGGTGGCCCGTATCGGGCGGCAAGACTTCTTTAAAGGCAACAACGATCAGGCACTGTTGTTTGCCGAGACGCTGAACAAGGGTCTCGTCGTTTCGGGCGCGACAAGTAGTGAGGCGCAGAACGCGCTCATCCAGCTCTCCCAAGGCATCGCGTCCGGCGTGCTGCGCGGCGAAGAGTTTAACAGCATTATGGAGAATGCGTCTGTTTTGGCAGAGATGATGACAACATCGTTAGGTGTTACTAAAGGCGAGCTCCGGGCCATGGCCGAAGAGGGCCGCCTCACGGCCGACGTGGTAGTGTCGTCGATTATGCAGCAGCGCGATGTGATCGACAAGCAGTTCTCGTCTATGCCGGTGACGTTCGGACAGGCAATGGCTATAATGGGCAACCATTGGTCCAATTTCTTAGACCGCATGACACAGGCCGACCAACCGGTGCAGAGGGTAATGGCCTCACTGCAGGAGTTGTTGGTGTGGCTAGACACTGCTGACGGGCAGCGATTCTTTGATGGCCTTGCGTGGGCTGCGGGGTTGACGGTCGGCGCGCTTATTTGGCTGGCAGGGGCAGCTGCTGATGTATACGGGTTTTTTGCTACCTACTGGCCGACCATTGAGCCGGTTATGTTTGGCGTTGCCGTGGCTATTGGTGTGGCTGGCGCTGCACTTGGGATATACAAAGGCATTGTTATGGCCACTGCCGCGCAAGAGCTTATCGCGGCGACAGTTAAGGCGATCAACACGAAAAGCACTCTGGCTAGCGCTAGCGCAACCGCTGCCGCTACGGCGGCACAGTGGGGGCTGAATGCGGCCCTGCTGGCCAACCCTATGACGTGGGTCGTGGTAGGAGCCATGGCGCTGATTGCGGCGCTTGTGGCGGTTACTAGGGTCATTCTGCGATTGTGGAACACCAACATCGACTTTCGTGTAGGCGTATTGGGCATCTGGAACAGCGTGCTTAACTTTTTTGACCAAGTGCCGGTCTTTTTTGCACGTGTAGGGTTCGGCATAGCCGATGCCTTTTCCGTGGCCAAGGTGAAGGTGCTGGGAGCGCTTGAATCTATGGTCAATGGCGCGGTGGGGTACATAAATGCCCTCATCGCTAAGCTCAATCGGATTCCCGGCGTCTCGCTAGACGCTGTGGCCACCGTAACGTGGAGCGCAGAGACAGCGGCCGCAGAGGAGGCTAAACGCCAAGCGCGGGCCGGCACCCTGGCTGCGATGCAGCAACGCGCGGCGGTAGCGGCAGCGACTAGGGCCGCGCAATTAGCAGCCGATGAAACACGCTGGCGCGCGGCAGCAGCTGCGCAGCAAGGCACGGAGGCCGCAGCTAGTGCTACAGCGCCGTGGGACCGCAAGCTTGACATAGGCAATGTTGGCGTAGTCGGTGTGGTAGACAAGGTTAAACAAGGCATTGACCTTTCTAGGCAAACGCTGGCCTACATGGTGGACATCGCCGAAAGGTCGGCGCTGCGGGAAGTTGCGGCTCTGCAAGCAAACGTGCAGGAAGAAAGCCTACACCTTTCCGCTAGCGATGCAAAGCTCATGCGGGCAGCTGCATCTCGCAATACCAATGTGTACTACCTAGACTTTAGCAGCGAGGTTACGAACGACGTTGAGGTGCATCAGGGCGAGGACTGGAACGATATTAAGCGTCGCCTCGTCGCGGAAACACAGGCGCAAATCGAGACGGGACTTTCCGGGATTGACGAGGTGCTGCGATGAGTGCAAAGACGTTTTTGGCCGGCATGCAGCTACCGGTTAATCCGCTGGAGGAACTGACTTTTTCGATAGCTGCAGCTAACAAGGACTACGAAGTGATTGCTCTGGGCGAAGTGACGCAAATCGGACATCGAGGGCTAATGGCTACGGAGATTAACAGCGTCTTCACAGTGGAGCGATACCGGTTTGTGGAGGTTCCTCATCCCCTGCCTCCGGCTGAGTATGTCGCGGCAATTGTCGCCATGCTTGAGGCCAGAGAGCCGGTTCGCCTCATCGTCACCGGAGATGGCGTAGACATCAACATGTTGTGTAGTATCACCGGGTTTAAGCATCGGCAGCCATTCGGAGAGCTAGGAGATTACTACTACACGTTAGCGCTCAAGGAATACCGGGTGCATAGCGCCAAAGTGGCAAGACCCCAGCAAGCGACCGCAAGGACGGCGAGTGCAGTCTCGGCCGCTGCTCCGACACCTGCCTCTGCCCCTGTGCCAGCACCGGCACCGGTGCGGCAAGAAAGAAAGCCTGCTCCGAAGGTGCACACCGTGCGACCCGGAGAGACTTTGTGGGGGATTGCTAGGGCGCACTTCGGCCGCGGTGAGCTCTGGCCGCGCATTTACGATGCGAATAGGGCCACAATCGCTAATCCGAATGTCATTGCCGTCAACCAGCTGCTGACGCTGCCCGAGGTGCAGGCATGACACAAATAGGCGTACTCCTGCAAGCTGCTTCGGGCGAAACGTGGGACATGTCGGAACTAGTGACCAATGTAGAGTTTGAGGACAACATCAACCGCGCCGGAGTCGTAACCTGTGAGATGCTCAATACGGGGCTAATCCCGACTCCGGCTGAGGGCAATATCTTGCGCCTGGCGAAAGACGGCGTAGATTGGTTTGTGGGCTATGTGTTTCGCGTCGGCCGCACGAAGGCTGCGGCGGTGTCGGTCACAGCCTACGACCAGCTGCGCTACCTTAAAACAAAGGAAACATATGTATTCGACAACTTGACGGCTAGCGACGTGGTGCGCAGGATTTGCGCTGATTTTCAGCTGCAGACGGGAGATATACAGGACACTCGCTACAGATTGGGAAGCCGCATTTTTGACGCGCAGGAGCTATTGGACATTATCTCAGAGTGCTTGACCGATACCTTAGTCGCCACGCGCGACCTGTATTTCCTCAAAGACAACGCAGGGCGGGTGGAACTTAAGCACGTGTCTACTGCGGTTACGTCGCTAGTAATTGACCCGGAGCACTTGCTCTACGATTACAAGTACGATCGGTCTATAGATTCGGACACGTTCAACCAGATTAAGCTGGCGCGAGACAACCCGGACACCGGCAGCCGCGAGCTGTATGTGGCTAAGGACAGCTCCACTATTAGGGCGTGGGGGCAACTCCAGCACTATGAGGTGCTTGACGATAACGTAAACGCCGCGCAGGCGAAAGCCCGCGCGGATGCGCTGTTGCAGGCTAAGAACCGCGTACTGGAAAGCATGTCGGTGGAGGTGCTGGGGGACAAGTCGCTGCGAGCCGGCAATATGGTTTATGTGGAGCTGCCGGTTGCCGGCGTGAAGGGGTATCTGCTCTGTAAGTCCGCCAAGCATAGTTTTACGCATGTCGTTCATACCGCTAGTGCAGAATTTAAGCTGGTTTAACGGCCTGTTAAAGGAGGTTATAAGGGTTGTTTACCACGGTGGAACAAGTGAAGTCTATCGTGCAGTCGTTCCTACATCGAACTGGCCGTGGCGGCTTTATGACGGGCACTGTGACCTCCCTTGCCCCTCTAGCGGTACAGGTCGGGCCGCGCTTGCTGATACCGGCGAGCCATCTCTATGTTACGGATAACTGCATCGGGCTAGTTGTGGTCATGCAGCATAATCACCGCGTAAACGAGCACACGACAGAGATTGCCCAAGAGCACAGCCATCGAATAGACGCGCACATGACAGACCAGCGGCTGCGTCCGTTGGTGGAGCTGCGGCGGCCTTTGCGGGTGGGTGATGGCGTGCTGCTCCTCTGCCGGCCGCAGAGGGGCGGCGATACGAAGTACATCTTGCTAGACCGCATTCAGCCGTATAGTGAAGTGCGGGAGGTGGATGCAAGATGATCCCAACACTTGCGGAACAGCGGACAGTTACCATCCAGCCTTCCTCCCGCACATGGCAGTTAGACTTCGACCGGCAGCGCCTTGTAGGGGTATGCGACGGCCTTGCGTCCGTGGCACAAGCCGCCTATTGCGCGCTGCTGACTCCGCGCTACGCGCACATTATCTATTCTTGGCAATATGGCGCTGAGCTGCACAGTCTAATCGGGCGCGACCCGGACTATGTGTTCTCGGAGGCCAAGCGCATGATTAAAGACGCGCTCAGTGTTGATGCGCGGATTACGGCGGTTCGTGACTTTAGGATGCAAGATGGCGTTATTCGCTTCGCCATCGACACTATCTACGGCAGCCAAGAAATTAGTGTGGGGGTGCAGCCGTGACAAAGACTTTTGAGAGCATTATGGCCGACATGATGAGCCGGCTGCCCAGCGACCTTGACACTCGCGAAGGGAGCCTTATCTACACAGCCCTAGCGCCGATGGCGGCTCAGCTCGCGGAGCTCTACTTCTATGTAGGCAATCTGCTGGACACGACCATGCCCGACACCGCTCGCGGAGATGATTTGACACGCGTGTGTGCCGCGATGGGGGTTAACCGCATGCCGGCTACTGCTGCGGTGCGGCGTGGCATCTTTGTGAGTAATGGAGCCGCTGCCATCGTGCCGCTGGGGACGCGCTGGCAGGGAGGAAATCACGTATTCATGGTGCAGGAGATGCTGGAACCGGGGGCTTATGCGATGCATTGCCAGCAGGCAGGGCAAATCGGCAACGTGTATTTCGGCCAGCTGCTGCCTATCGATCATGTAGCTGACATCAGCAGCGCCACGCTGACGGACGTCCTCATCCCGGGGTTCAGTGGGGAAACCGACGATGCGCTGCGAGCTAGGTATTATGCCACTGTCAATGCGCAGCCCTTCGGCGGGAACATAGCGCAATACGAGCAAGAACTGCGTAAGATCCACGGCGTGGGCGGCGTGCGCGTCTTCCCTACCCCTAACGGGCAAGGGGGTAAGGTGCAGTGCGTGATTTGCGATGCGTCGATGCGCCCCGCTACCCCGACGCTAGTGGCGCAGGTACAGGAAGTTGTCCATCCCCTACCTGCAGGCACAGGACTCGGGCTTGCCCCTATCGGCCACGACGTCACTATCTCCACTGTTGTAGAGGCGCCTGTCTCCGTGCGCGCCACCGTTCTACTAGCGCCTGGTGGCACCCTAGCGGCGGCCGAAGCCCAAGCTAGGGATAAGATAGCCGCATATCTGGCGAGTATTTCCTTCGTGCAATCGGTAGTGCGCAGTTCCTGGGTTGAGTCTCTTCTACTCAATCTCGATGCAGTTCTTGACGTCCAAAATACCACGCTTAATGGCGTGGCACAAAATGTTGTGTTGGCGGCAAGGTGGGATCACTTTGAGGTGCCGGTGCTTGGGATAGTGCAGCTGACGGAGGGGTAGTATGAGGCAGTACATTGACTATCTTCCGCTGTTCTTAAGGCAGATCAAGGATTTTGTGGCCTTAGGTGTTAGCGCGGACGCCGAAGCGCTGTTGTCTCAAGGGCAGCTAGACCAGTTGCAGGCAAATCGTCTGGTGATGACTGCTGATGAGGGAACAGTGACGCGGTGGGAGCGAGTGCTTGGCATTTTCGCCACTGGGGACGAAGTGTTGGACTTTCGCCGCGCTAGAGTCCAGTCTCGACTTGCCATTGGGCTGCCTTATACGCTCGCGCAATTGCAGGCATCACTAACCCTGTTGTTGGGCCATGACCAGTACGTTTTAAGGCTTTTCTATGGAGAGTTCTGCATAAAGGTCGCTGTAGCTTGGCGACAGCATCACATGCTACATGAGCTCCTGCGCCTAAAGCATGCAATGATCCCAGCCAACCTGTTGTTTGATATAGAGCTGGAGTACGGCACACGGATTGAGGCCCGCTCTGAGTACATAGGCGGGCTCTATAATTACCCGTTGTGCAATTTGCTAGTGGCCGGGGTGTGGCCCGTAGGGACTCGCACGGGTCATTTGTTGCAGACAACGTGCACCCACGAATCGACGCACACAATGGGGAGCTTCGGCTACCCTCTGACAGGATCGATTGTTGCAGCCAACCAAACGTTCCGCCTGTCGGCGTTTGTCTTGTATAACGGCCACAGCTCAGTAATGGATATAAGGACAGAGTTCAAGGGTGATATGCACCTGTATCCTCTCTGCAATCAGGTGAGGGCAGGAGAGCATCCACGGTAAAGGAGAGTGAACCATGAGAACACTGACACAGGTGGGCATCAGTAAGCAGCTTGCGAGATTGCAGACTTCACTGTCTCACGCAACTTATCTTCTGAACGGGAGCCCGCGGCAGGTAAATATATTCAAGACAGAGCTAACCGGCGACCTGATAAGAATCTTTGTCTACTTGGATGACACAGTCTCGGGGACGGTCAGTAGGATCAGCCTTGTGGATGTTGATGGAGATGTCATAGCTTTAGCAGATAGGTCATTCAGCAAGCCCCAAGTGCAAGGACTTTACTCGGTCTTTGCGTATAGATTTGTGGAAGTGGAGGCGGGAGTGTGAGGGCGTATAACTTTAGGACGTGGCTAGACCACATAGTTGATGCCACGACTCAAGCGATCATCCAGCAAGGGACTCCAATCAGCGCGACAAACCTAAACAATATCGAAACAGGCATCCTAAGCGCAGATGAGACAGGCGCTGTATTGGTGCAGCAGGCCCTGCAGTTTCAGCGCCATATAGCGGACTTAGATGGCGAGATCAGGGAAGCAATGCTGACAAACAGCCTAGAGTATCCATTTAGTAACTCGGGTACTACGATTGCCCTCGCAAAGGCGCGAGGCACGCTTAACTACAGGGTGATTACAGAGGTGCTAGGCTCTCCGCAGCTCGTGGGGGACATTGAAGTATATGACAAGGCCCTTAACGGGTTCAAGGTGCGTCACACCGGGAGCGCCGCCGTTGTGACTGTCAAATGCTATGTCCAAGGAGGGATGCTGCAATAATGGCTAACGTCATCATCCGCGATGCCGCACGTCGTGAAAGAGCCGAAAAAATTCTAAGAGACTTTGGAAAGGCGGGACTGACCGCTACGAAGCATGCCAAGGAGTGCGCGGAGCATATCGCCCAGAAGTGCCGCGAGATTGAGAAAGCGAGGAATGCAAAGTGAGTGGACAACTAGTTGTTGTCGAAAAGAACAGTGGCCCCAAACTTGGATTTGCAGTCAGGAACAGCACGGAGCTCGTCCTAGATGGGGGGGTGGCGCTCGACCTCGCGCAGTTTGAAAGGGATTTTGATGTGTCGCTTGACATCAGTACCAATGAGTTCGGATTCCTAGTCTCCGGGGTGAGCAGGAGATATGTAGCGCAAATCGCCATCCCCGCCAGACGGTACGCAACGGTCGCGGATGGAGTGGGAGACGATGGAGCCCCGCGGATGAAGCAGGTCGCAGAGCCATTCGATATAGGGAGAGTAGTACTTACTTTGTGGGCTAAGGAGGGCGCGTCTCATGAGTAACTTTGACGATATGAAGTTGGCCGTGGAGGCTCTGTCGGGCGGCAAAAACACAGTTCTGTTCGACGATAGAGGGCTGCCATCAATTATGGTGAGGGTCCCTGTATTTAATGTTGTCGATGTCATAACGGGCGGCAGCGCAGCTCCTCACCCGATGTTTGTCGTGGATGGCGTGCAGATTCCGCAAGTTTTCATCTCGAAGTATCAAAACATCGTCATGAATGACAGGGCGTACAGTCTGCCTTTTAAGGACCCGCGAACTAGCGTGACCTTTGACCAAGCCAAGTTGTTTTCCGAAAACAAGGGCGCAGGATGGCACCTCATGACAAATGCGGAGTGGGCGGGGCTTGCGCTTTGGAGTAAAAGGAACAACACGACGCCGCGCGGCAACAACAATTTCGGCTCCGATCATGGTGCTGCTCATGAAAGGGCCGTAGCAACGCTGGTAGAAACCGGAGCCCCGTTTCGGACGCAGAAAAGTGCTACAGGGAGCGGCCCGGCTAGCTGGGCACATGATGGCACCAACGATGGCATACATGACCTGAACGGCAACGTGTGGGAGTGGGTAGGCGGACTGCGGCTGAATCATGGGGAAATACAGGTGATCCCAAACAATAATGCCGCCCGTATCGTCGACCAATCGGCTGCAAGCGCGCTATGGCGAGCACTCATGCCCGATGGTAGCCACGTCGCTCCGGGAACTGCGGGGACATTGAAGTACGACGCAGAGACGTCCGCTCCATCGGGTATCCGAATCAATAATACAGTGCAGTTCGCGACAACGGATGCCACCAGCCTATGGAAGACGCTTGAGCCGACTGCAGCGGCGGCGGGAGTGACTATTCCAGAAATCATGAGGACACTTGGATTAGCGCCTGTGGACGCTAGCCACGGCGCTGATGGACTATGGGTACGAAACAACGCAGAAAGGTTGCCGCTTCGTGGCGGCGGCTGGTACAATACGTCCAACGCCGGTGTTTTCGCGCTGAGTCTGGTCGATCCGCGCGCCCTCGCGGGCTGGGACATTGGGTTCCGCTCCGCTTTTATCTCGTAATCTGTAGTCTGTTTCACTGAATTCTGAAACCTGAGCGATAGCGAAGGTTTGGACGGGGCGGTGTTTGAGGTCGAACCAATGCTTATAACCCAGAAGATTTACGACATGATCCAGTATGGATACGTGTGCGTGCAGCAGTTCCCCAAGACCGAAAGACATACCATGGCGGCCGAGATTAAGCAGAGTATGTACACCGTCTTGAAGCTGACTATTGCCGCCAATAAGAAATACCACAAGAAAACCACGCTTCAGGAGATTGATATCGAGCTGCAGTTTTTGAGGACCATGGTCAGGTTAGCGAGCGAACTCAAGAGTGCTCCCGCAGGTAGCCCGTTTCTGCCGTTTAGCAAATATGAGCATTGGTCCAAACAGCTCAATGAGATTGGGAGAATGCTAGGCGGATGGATTCAAAACGCCAAGCAATGACTCCATGGGTATTAGGCCGCATTATTGCCGCTTCGTGGCGGCGACTGGAACAATACGTCCAACGCCGGTGTTTTCGCGCTGAATCTGAACAATCCGCGCGCCAACGCGAACTGGAACATTGGGTTCCGCTCCGCTCTGTCTTCTAGCCGGAAGGCGACAGCTCACGAGATGTCGCACAGCGCGCGAAGAGAAAGGGGCCTAATACCCTCCCGAAATGGGTAAAGACTTGAATTGCAGGGGGATGTTTAGTAGGCGATTGCTCGAAGAACATCCCTCCTGCCCACCTTCAGCTCAAGTGTAGGGGGTGCCCCTTGAAAAGGGTCGGGTATCTGTATGAGCAAATTTACGACTTCGGCAACCTATATTGCGCATACCTGAAAGCAAGGCGCGACAAGCGATTCCGTAGGGAGACGATGAGGTTCACCACAAACCTAGAAGAGAACCTTATCACTCTTCAAAACGAGCTTATCTGGAAGACATATGTCCCTCATCCAGCAAAGGAGTTTTGCGTTCGAGTCCCTAAGCCAAGAGTCATTAGTGCCCCTTCATTTCGCGACAGGGTGCTGCATCATGCCATCCATAACGTGATCGGCCCATTGTTTGACCGCACGTTTATATCACACAGCTACGCCTGTAGAAATCAGAAAGGCACGCATGCGGCGGTGGACAGATTCACCCGGTATTTGAGGAAGGCCGCCGCAAAGCATGACAAGGTCTACTGTCTCAAAGGGGATATCTCGAAGTATTTCCCGTCGATTGACAGGGGTATTTTGCTTGAGATCGTCAAGAGGAAGGTCAAAGATCCCTCCTTGTTATGGCTCATTAAGCGCGTGCTCGACGCTAATCATGACGAAACCGGCATCGGTATTGGCGCGCTGACCTCACAGTTGTTTGCCAACGTGTATCTTAATGAGCTCGACCACTTTGTAAAAGAGCGCCTGAGAGTTAAGTACTACATCAGGTACATGGATGATTTCGTTATCGTAGGCCCTGACAAAGCCGAATTGCACAGTACCCGGCAAGAGATAGAAACGTTCTTGTGGGCTCGCCTCCGGCTCAAGACGAACAGCAAAACGCAGGTGCTCCCCATCAGTAAGGGTATCGGATTCCTAGGGTATCGGATATGGCCGACACATAGGCTTCTCAAGACCGACGCCAAAAAGCGCATTAAAAAGGCCTTTAAAGGGCTAATGAAGCGATATGGGCGTGGTGAAATCGGCGTCGCGGAGGTTAAATCATCCGTCCAAAGTTACTTGGCACACATTGCCCATGCCGACTCTTATCGTTTCAAGAGGACTCTGCTTAAGGGCTTTGTCCTACAGCGAGATGGCAAGAGAGAGCCTGACTAGATAAGGCGTCTGGAGGGGATCGCGTGAAATTCGAGTTTTCTAAGCTAGTATTGACACTTGTGCTCCTCACCTACTTCGTAGGCGTAGGTATAGGCGCATACGTGACCATCATTGATGGGAACCAACTTGCCGCCTACCTCACATTTATAGGCACACCAACTGGCATAGCTATAGCATTCTATGCTTGGAAGGCCCGCGCCGAAAACGTGATCAAGCTGCAGCGCTTAGGCCTTGCGCAAACAGAGCATATCGATTGGAGGGAAACAAGTGGAGATCATTAATGCGCACATCACCAGTGCTAACCGTCCGCGAACCTCTCTGAGGCCGACCTCGGTCACGATTCATAATACCGGCAATGTGGGTGCCACCGCCAGAAACAATAGGGACTACTTTCAAAACCACCCGGCCGCTCAGGTATCGTACCACTGGGTCGTCGATGACCTGGCCGCTGTGCACTGCATCCCAGAAAATGAGGTGGCGTGGCATGCTGGCGCAGCAGCTAATCGCCAGAGCATCGGTGTGGGGGTCTGCGAGTTCACTGAGGCCCCTAGACAACAAAAGGCTAACGAGCACGCTGCGCTGCTCGTTGCGCTGATACTCCAGCGGTACGGCTGGGGCGTGGATAAGGTGACGACGCATAGAGCATGGACGCGAAAGAACTGCCCAGCAAAGCTCCTGCCCATGTGGGATGCGTTTCTAGGGATGATTGCTCGGCGGCTTAGCCCACGCTTGATGCTTGATGGGCGCGAGGTCGACATAGAGCTATTGCTGCAAGCTGGGAGGACGTACGCCCCTGTTAGAAGTCTCTTAGAGCATTTAGGCTATAGGGTCTCGTGGGACGAGGCCACAAAAACCGTACATGGGAGGAAATGAAATGCAACCATTCATAGCGGCTCTTGTCGTAGGCGCGGTCGTACTAGCTACATTCAAGGGCGCGGATTTGCTCAGGAACACAATCGGCCTTAGTAAGATAGAGCAAGGGCGCAAGATCGTCAATGATGTTGTCCATTACATCGAGCAGACTACCGATGCGCCGGGGTCAGTTAAGAAGGAAAAGGCTCTTGCGTTGGCTCAGTACGCCTTGCGGCTATTCAATATCGAGTTGGAGGATAAGACGGTAGATTTGCTCATAGAGGCGGCCGTGTTTGGCATGAATTTAATACTTAAACGTGGCTTAAATGGTACTAAAACGCCCATAAACACTCTTTAACGGGGGTTGTTATTGCCTGGCTGCTCAGTGGCCTCCCACCTCGCTCAAAAAGTAAAAACCGGGCGATTTGGCTCCTAAACAGCCAAATCGCCCGGTTTTTTGCGTTTTGCGCGTCAATCTTTTGCGTTTTGCGCGTC